GTTTCCCAGTCACGATCGTGTGGTCAGAGAAGTAGAACTTACCAAGAAGACTTAGCAGCGTGGCAAGCGACACAAACCCCTGAGCCTGAAGAAGTTGTAAGCTTAGACAGTGCCTTTGATACGGAAGCTGACCCCTTTGCTGTAGAACAGCCTATAGTCGGTGGCTCAGGTTATAGAGAAGAAGGCGATACGCAGCAGCAAGAATCTTTAGAATTTAAACCTTTTTCAGAAGTATTAGCTGAAGCACAGACTGCTTACGAAAATGCTTTTTTAGAAAAACAACAATCTGATTTAAACAGCGTTTATGACCAGTTGTCTGAAAAAGATAAGAATAATCTTAGCTCTTATGAAGTCCTTATGAATCGTTCGGGTAGAGATAATTCTGGAGTCAGGAAAAACCACCCGGAAGCTTATGAATATATAAATTTAAAAAATGAGTTAGGCACTGATGTTCCCGAGCTAGATTTAGAAGCTTTAATGCGTGACCATAAGACAATGGGATACAGAAGAGAGGACGTAGATTTTTACGACAGCGAAAGTCCTTATAGAATAGGAGCTGACGCCGCGGCTTCAGTAGTTTCTAATTATTTAGAAGAAAACGATTTACCTGTTTATCAGGAAACGGAAGACGGTACTCGTTTGTATCTTACAACAGGAACCTCTGCTCATTTTGCTGATAAGCCAGAAGGTGCTGGCCGGTGGATTACAGCAGGGCCGGAAGGAAGCTATAGTACATATTGGGAGCCTAAACCCAATCGTAGTTTTTTAGAAGGCATGATAGCTAATCCTGTATTCCGTACAACACTAGCCTTAGCAACGGGCGGACAGTCTGAAGCTTTAATAGCAATAGGTAGAGGACTTTCAGGGGAAACTCTAAAGACTGAAGACTGGTTAGCTATTGCAATGCAAGGTCTAAAGCAAGTTGAACTAGGAGGCGTTACACAAGCGGAAGCAGTTTCTAGCGCAGAGGCTGCTGTTGATGCCGGTGTAGCCAACGGTACTATAACTACAGCACAACAAGCTCAGGAAATATACGATGCGACCTTAGCGGGTATTCAAATACAGCCTTCAGTTTTAGGTATTCCTGTTCAACAAATGGTAGATACTTTTGAATTAGGAACTGACGTTAATCTTGAAAACTTAACAGCCGTTGACTTACTAAACATGGGTAAGAAAATTAATGACGCGGCTGACCAGTTAGACACTGAAGATTTAATAGTTTATTTTGATGAGTCAGACCCTACTATTTTAGATGAGCAAGGTAATCAAGTAAACCGACCTGAAGACATGGACGAAGAACTAACTCCTGTTGATGTAATTGAAACTATTGTAGAAGCGATAGGCGATGAAGAAGAAGCTGAGCAAGTAGACATTACAGGCGTTACTCCTGAGGAAGCGGAATACCCGCAGGAAGTAGACCTTGAGATAGTTGATGAAGAAATACCTCCTTTTGAAGTAGAGGTAGGAGATGTTGCATCGTCTTTAGAAGAAGAAGCAGAAGCTCAAGCAGCCTTAGAAGCTCAAGCAGCAAGACAAGCCGAGGAAGCTAGAGTAGCCGAGGAAGCGCGAGTAGCGGAAGCAGCACGTAGAGCAGCTGAAGCAACGGCTCAAGAAACTTCAGAGGAAACAGCAGCTCGTCGAGAGGCGATGGAAGAAATTGCTAATGGCGATATGCCGCCAGTAACTCCCGAACAACCTGTTGAGGACTATGAAGAAAGTACAGTACTAAGACAAATATATGAAGGTGTCTTAGCAGGTGAAATTCCTTTAGACGAATACATACAAATGGGCGGTAGGTTTGTTGACGAACTGCGTTCTAATACTCCTTACGAGGAGGTGTATGGCTCTCGTGAGCTAGAAGAACCTGTTGAAATAGAGGATGTCTTAGAAGAACAACCTCCCGCTACGGAAACAGGAGAGCCGGGAGAAGATTCTGATTTGTCTGTCATTGAAGAAATCTTTGATGATTTTATTCCTAAAGATGGTCTTGATGGAGTCGACGGTATCGACGGGATAGATGGAGTCGATGGGATTGACGGTATCGATGGGATAGATGGAGTCGACGGGATAGATGGAGTCGATGGTATCGACGGTATCGATGGTATCGACGGGATAGATGGAGTCGATGGGATAGATGGAGTCGACGGTATCGATGGTATCGACGGGATAGATGGAGTCGATGGGATAGATGGTATCGATGGGATAGATGGTATCGATGGGATAGATGGAGTCGATGGGATTGACGGTATCGACGGTGAACAAGGTATCCAAGGAGCTACAGGAACTACAGGTGAGCAAGGTATCCAAGGAGCTACAGGAGCTACAGGAGCTACAGGTGAGCAAGGTATCCAAGGTGAGCAAGGTATCCAAGGAGCTACGGGAGAACAAGGCGTTGCTGGTAAAAGTGCTACACGTACTACAGATACTTTGTTTAAAGACATGCTTAAGTTTAAAACTGAAATATCGGATTTACCCGGAATGCTTCAAGCAACCCCTATATTACCAACAACAAGACAAACTGTTGCTGAACCTGAAACAGATATACTAGGACAGTTTTTACAACCAACACAACGGTTACTAACAGGAAGAAGGGTTTAATACATGACATATTTACAACTGGTAAACAGTGTACTGCGTAGACTTCGCGAAGATGAAGTTAGCACTGTATCGCAGAACAGTTACTCTAATCTTATCGGAGAGTTTGTAAACGATGCTAAACGGATTGTAGAGGATTCTTGGGACTGGTCTTCTTTACGTAATACTTTTACTGTAAACACACAAGCCAATGTTTTTAGTTACGCTTTGTCTGGTACAGGGACGGCTACTAAAACCTTGGACGTTCTTAACGACACGTCTAACTGGTTTATGCGTCAAGCTAGTTCCTCTTGGATGGACAATGCTTTTTTAAATTCAGAACCTGCAAGAAGCTCTCCTGCTTATTATTCGTGGAATGGTTTTAATGAAAATGGTTATGCCATAGTTGACATATATCCTATTCCTGATGATGTTTATAATCTACGTTTTAACTTAGTTGCTAGAACTGCACCGTTTACATTAAATGAAGACGTACTTAACGTACCCTCAGCTCCTGTAATTCAATACGCAACAGCACTTGCTGCTAGAGAGCGTGGAGAAACAGGCGGTACGTCGGCACAGGAATTGTTTGCTATTGCAGACTCTACATTATCCGACGCTATTGCTCTGGACGCTGCTAGATTCCCCTCCGAAACTGTTTGGACGACTTGCTAATGGCTCAACAATTACAGAATATAACAGTAGCTGCTCCGGGCTTTGCTGGTATTAACACACAGGACTCTCCCATTGGGATTGACCCTTCGTTTGCGTCTATCGCAGACAACTGTGTTATTGACAAGCTAGGTCGTATTGGGGCACGTAAAGGCTGGGACGAAGTTACTACCAACGGTTCCTCTGTGTTAGGTACTAGCCGTGGTATTGAAACAGTGTACGAATTTATTGACAGTTCTGGTGATAAGTATGTCATATCAGCAGGTAACAATAAATTATTTACAGGCACTACAACATTAACGGACGCTACTCCCACAGGTTATACACCTACAGCTAATAACTGGAAAGCTGTTACCTTAAACGACCATGTGTATTTGTTCCAAAGAGACCATGAGTATGTTCTCGGTACAGACCACGGTGGTTCGTTTGTATTGGAAGAACACTCGGCACACAGCCACACGACAGGTTCACCGCCAGAGGCTAATGAAGTTTTAGCAGCGTACGGTCGTCTATGGGCGGCTGACGTTACTGGTAACAAACACACAGTATACTGGTCTGACCTACTTAACGGACACCACTGGACAGGTGGTACGTCAGGCTCGCTAGACGTTACTACTGTATGGCCTACGGGGTACGATGAGATAGTGGCGTTATCGGCTCACAATGGCTTTCTAATCATCTTTGGCAAGAAGTCTATACTAGTGTACTCAGGAGCAGAGAGTCCCGCCACAATGACCCTTACGGACACTGTAGAGGGTGTTGGTTGTATAGCCCGTGACTCAGTACAACATACGGGCACTGACATCTTGTTCTTGTCTGAAACAGGTGTACGTAGCTTTGGCAGGACTATACAGGAAAAGTCCATGCCTATGCGAGACATCAGTAAAAATGTACGTAATGACTTGTTGTCTTTAATTCCTTTGCAGACAAACCCCATCAAGTCCTTGTACAGTTCTGAGGAAGCCTTCTATGTACTGACACTCCCAGACAGCAACACTGTATATTGTTTCGATATGCGAACTGCTTTGCCTGATGGGTCACAAAGAGCAACTACTTGGTCAAGCCTATATCCATTGTCTTTTGCTGTCTTGGAAGACGGTACAATATACATAGGCAAGGAAAACGGTATTGTAAAGTATAGCGGTTATTTAGATGGTACTGAAAAATACGAGATGCGTTACTTCAGTAATCCACTTGATTTTCAAAACACTTCTAATTTAAAGTTCTTAAAAAAGTTTAATGTAACTATTATTGGCGGACAATCAACAGAGGCTATTCTTAATTGGGGATATGACTACTCAACTAACTACAGTAAACAAGCTCTAGTTTTTAGTTCCTCGTCTACAGTGCCTGAGTATGGCATTGCCGAGTATGGTATTGCTGAGTTTGTAGCAAGTGCGCTTATTAATACTCCTAAAGTAAATACTACAGGAAGTGGTGAAGTAGTTACAATTGGCATTGAATCTGAGATTAATGATGCTGCATTTTCTATTCAAAAAATTGACATACACGCTCTATTAGGGAGACTAATATAATGAGTAACGGGTTATTCGGATTAGGCGGTACTTTTACAGACGTAACTAGAGGTGCCGCTGATTATTATTTAGGACGTGAGAACATTCAAGACGTCCAACAGCTGGGTCGTGAGCAACAAGAAGCTCTTACAGGACTTGCAGGACAAGTAGGGGAAGCTGCTCAGTTTCGACCGTACACAGTCACAGGTACTTTGGCTGACGTATCGGCAACACCTGAAGGTGGTTTAACTCTTGGTTTGTCTCCTGAGCAACAGGCTCTACAAGAGCAGCTAATGGGTCAAGCAGCCGGTTTGTTCGGTCAGGTAGGGCAAGACCCTGCGGCACAACAAGCAGCTATCTTCGAGCAGATTAGAGCTACACAGCGTCCTGAAGAGGAACGTCAGCGTCTAGCGTTGGAAGAGCGTATGCTGTCTCAAGGTCGCTTAGGTCTATCTTCAGCTGCTTATGGTGGTGCTTCACCTGAGTTACTGGCAATGGAGACTGCACGACAGGAAGCTATGTCAAGAGCCAGCTTAGGCGCTAGACAACAAGCATTGGCTGAACAACAGCAGTCACTTGCAGGTGCTACTGGTTTGCTGGGTGCTGGTTATATGCCACAACAGCAGGCTCTGGGACTCTTTGGTGCCGCTGCTACTCCTGCTGGCTTTGCGGATATTGGACGTAGAACAGGTGCGCAGTATGGTGCTGAACTAGGCTTAGGTGGTATTGAAGCTCGTATGCAGGCTGAAGACATGGCAAATCAGTTGAGACTACAACAGCAGCGTTCCTTGCTTGATAGTTTGTTAGGCCGAGAAGCCACACTACAAGAGCAGTTAGTAGCTGGTGTTTTGAAAGACCCGTCCATTGCGTCCGGGGAAGAAGGCGTGTTCGGTGGTGAAATCGGACAACGAATCGGTGGTTTTATTGGCGGCTTGTTTGACTAAGGAGAATAACAATGGCTAAAGATTTAATGAGAATGCTCACGGAGATTACTCCAACACAACAGCCTGTTGCTGGTACTCCCGGTTTCCGTGGTATGTTTGGTCAACAACAAGCACAACGACTTCAGGGTAGCTTAGGTAGCCTTGCGCGTGGTGGTGCTCCCTCTGCTCAAGCACGTATGGGTCAAGCTCTGGCTGGCTTGGACTTAAATAAACCGGAAGACTTAGCTAAACTGGCTAAGATACAACAAGGTACTGGTGACTTTGCTGGTGCTGCTAAAACAGCGGCTCAGATTAAAGCTTTACGTACAGAAGAAGCTCAAGCAAGTATATTGGGTAAGCAAAGTAGAGCTTTTTCTAGTTACGTAGCTAATACATTTAAAAATCCAGAATTAACAAAGTTAGCTGCTGAGGGGGTTTTAACCTCTTCAAATTTGGATGATTTTATACAAGATACTTCTAATGCTACTTTTTTAAAAGGAAGTACGTTTACTGTGAGAGATAGTGAGGGCAATAATTTTACTATGATGCCTACTTTAAACAATAAATCAGGTAAACTAGAAAATAAATATTCTCCTCTAGGGGACGCTCCCGAGGAACCTATAGGCGCTACCACCATAACGGGTGGCGAGTTTGCAGAAACAGCAGATGAAAAAACCAGAAGAGAAATTGAAAAGAAAGGATTAAGTACACAAGAGTCAAAATTCCAAGAACTTAAAGTAGCAGCAACGGATAGTATACCTACGTTAAATGCTTCCAAAGCGAATTTAGACCGGGCTACTGCATTGTTGGATTCAGTAACTACTGGTGGCCCTATTACTTTAATAGGTACAGGTTTGGAAAACTTTTTTGGAACTAAAGGCGCGTCTAAAGCCGAATTAGAAATAATTTTAGGTCAGGAAATGTTTAAATCTCTTAAGCCTTTATTTGGTGGTGTTATTTCTGAAGGCGAACGAGAATCAATCGTAGCGATTTACGCGAATCTGCGTAAGGGTAACGTAGCTAACAAAGGAATCCTTAAAAGACTTAAGCAAGAACTCGAGGACGGTCTTGTTAAAGCAAGGATGTATCAGAAGGCAGACAACTATGAAGAATATAACATGGCTGTTAAACAGATGTTTCCTGAAACTTCGGATGTAGACGAAACCCAAGTAATTGACCTTTCCTCTTTGCCAGAAGACTAATAGGAGTTTAAACAACATGTCACAAGAACTAAGATTGCCGGGCGGTAGGGTTATTACAGTAAAGGAAATCCCAGAAGGGATGACACAAACTCGTTTAAAGGAAATACTACTACGCAACAATCTGGCAACGGATGAAGACTTTATTGCTCCTCCTCCCCCTGCTCCTACACCAGACCCTCGACGTAGAGGTGTAGGCGCTACAGGAGAGCCTTTTGCAATGGGGGAGTTCCTGAAGGAGAATGTGGACATCCCTGCGGGTATTGCAGGCGCTGTGGCAGGTGCTAAACTAGCCGCCCCTACTCTTAATCCTTGGCTGATTGGAGCATCGGCTGTTGCTGGGGGAGCCGCAGGTACATTCGGCGGTTCCTTGGCTTCTGACGCTTTAACAGGAGAAGACCTACAGTATCAGGAAGCAGTAGAGAAGGCTTTGATTAGCGCAGGTCTGGACGTAGCGACTTTAGGTGCGGTACGTTTAATTAAAGGTAGTTATACTTTAGGTAAAAAAGCATTAGGACACACTCCTGATGAAACTGCTGAGATGATTCTAAAGCAGGCTAGAGAAGGAATGGAAGCAGGGACACCCGAATCTCTACAGGCTTCACAGCGTCTATTACAAGAGAAAGGAGCTACCTTGTCTCGTTCACAAACAGGACAGGCGAGTGCTTTAGAAACCTTTAGTGAGAAGATAGGTCAGGCAGGTTTGTTAAGTGAAGCTACTTATCTAAGTAAAGTTGCTGAGACGGACAGAGCCGTACAGGAAACTCTGAATGAAATAGTTGAAAGAGTACCCATGCGTGGTGACGCTTCTCCTCGTGAAATGGGCGAGGCGATGTACGACACTATTAACGCAGGTAGGCTGGCTTTGAGCGATTCCTACGGAGATGGTTTAACAGCAATACAGGAAGGACTTAAAAATAAAGTTGTAAATGTTGCTCCAATTAAAAAGAAACTCAACGCTTACTTAAACGCCAATAAAATAACATCTATAGGCGTAGAAGACGTAATACCTTCCGGTTCTCCCTTTGCAGGGAAACAAGCAACACAGCGTAAGGTGCGTAAAAAAACAAGTACGTTAGATAAGGACACTGTGAAGTTTATTAATGAAAAAATGTCAGGTATATTAAAACTTCCTAACATGAAAGCTTCAGACGTAATTGAAATGGATAGGATGTTGTCTGCTGAGATTCGTAAGTTTGGTGACGTTAATTCTGGTATGTACAACTCGACGGCTCAGAAAGAGCTTGGCGATGTGATTGATTTGCTAAAAGATTCTTATTTAGCGACAATTAAACAAGCAGACACTGAAGCCGCTAGTCAGTATGCTAGGTTAAAGACTGAATATAAGAAAGCTAGGGATAATCTACTGCCGCAAATAACAACAAATGTTATAAAGAGAGCAGGCAACAGCGACTACGATGCACTAGGTAGAATGCTAACAACTCAGACTAACGCTAGTAAAGTTAATGAGTTTATGAAAAGTATCGACGAAGCCTACAAGCAAATAGGCAAAAGGGATGCGCTACCTGTTGAGATACCTTATGGTTCAGCCGAGGAAGCAAAGCAAATAATAAAGCAAGGTTACTTAAAAAATATATTTCCTGATGCAAGTTCACCTGATTTTAAGATTCAAGAATACGCTAACTTAGCTGAAAAGTTTAACAAGCCTGCTAACGCTGATATGTTGAAAGTTATAACAGGTAAGGATTATCCTAGAGTTAAACAGTTAATGAACGTAATGTCCGAAGCTAGTTTCAAGCCTGACGGTAATTTAGGTACTCTGTTCTTACGTAGTAAGGAATATAGTGGGGCAGGGAAAGTCATGCAGGTTGCACTACCAACCATGTCGGGGGCGGCAGGTGGCTTCTTAACAGCAGGTGCAGGTTTAGCGGCAGTCCTAGCTACTCCTGTGTTCTTAGCTAAAGCATCCTTCAACCCTAAAGTAGTCAACAAGATGTTAGCCTTTGATAAGATGAAGTTTAAGTCGCCTTCGGCTATGGAAAAGGCGGCGGCAGTAATTGTTGATGATTTGGTTAGAGGTATGAACGAATATGAGGCGGCTCAGTTCAGGTCTGAATTAGAAAACCAATAAGGACGTAAAAAGGGGGTCGCAATGACCCCCCCAAGTCTTACTAAACTATCTCACAGGCACCGCCGGTACACGCTAACTCCTGTGAGCCGGTGGTGTTGTCTTCTTGTTCGAAGTACACCAAGTCATTCCAGTTAATATCTTTAGGCATTGATGCTAGTAGTTCTTCATATTGTTCAGCACTGATGTCCTCATAAGGAGCTTGCTGATACGTATGGTCACTAACAGGCAACAAACTAATACCAGAACACAAGTCAAAGTTCTCCCATATCCACTGTGCTACTTGCAGGAACTCATTGTCCGTGTAGTACACAGTAATGCTGGGCTTATGCTCACACCAGAAGTTCTGATACGCCTTCCACAACTCTAGCTGCTGCATGGCTCCGACCTCAGCAACCGTAACGCTAGTCTCCGGTGCCTTGACAGGGAAGCTAAACACAGACGAGGTGTCCGACATCACATCATCCTCTACTGGGAATCCTGCTGTTGACATGAAGACTGCAAGCGGGTCTTTTTTGTCGCTACGTACACGTCGAATGTAATGCTTAGAGAAGCGAGGATGGATACCACTAGCACTATCAACAAGCTGAGACACAGTACCACTCGGCTTAACACATGTAATGGCAGCAGACTGATTAATGCCAAGTTTCTTAGCCCACTTTTTGTTAGTTGCGATAGCGACATCTCGTAGTCCCTCCAATGTTTCCTGCATCTCTACCGGGTCACCTTGACCTGACGTTAATGTGTTGTCCATGATACCAGTCATACTCAAGCCAAGCAGAGCCTCTTCCTCGGTGTTTCTCTGCCATACCCTACGTAGGTATCGGAAGTCCGTCAAAGTGGCCTGTAAGGTGCCAATGATGGCCGCTAGTTCTACCTTCTCCTTCAGGGTCTCCGCTGTGTCTTCCTCACGTACAACCACCTCAGACAAGTTACAGAACTGATTACTGCGTAGGATAATCTCAGAGCAAGGGTTAGTACCAAAGTCCTGCTCAGGGTCACGACGACCGTTCCTAGCTGCAATCTTCTGTGCTGCTACACGACTAAACAAACCACGCTCACCTGACTTAGACTCATACAACGTCTGCATCTCATTGAGGAACGCCTCGAAGTCTGGCTTCTCTGTGTACGCTACGCTGTTGTTAGCCAATCTACGGTGTCCTTCGTTCTCCCACCATGCTCCTGACTTAGCCTTAGCCATACGACCGTCTGACAGGTTAGACAAACTAATCAGGGCTGAACGTCTAACACCACCTACAACTACAATGTCAGCTACCTTACACACGACATCGTGACACTCAATGCTGGTTAGCTTGCGTCCTGCCGCGTTACGGAACACAGCGACACAGAAGTGGAACAACTCGTCCAAAGGAGCAGCGCCTGACGCTCGACCACCGAAGGTCTTGAGTCTTGCACCTGCTGGTCGAACCTTACTCATATCCCACTTAGGTATCTTACCTGCGTACAGCATGGCGATAAGCTCACGGAATGATGATGCCCAGCCAATCTTACTATCCTCAACCACAATCGTTGTGTCAGTCTTATGGAAGGACTCAGCAACGACAGGTAGCTTTGCAATGAAGTTACGCTCAACGCTGAAGCCGACACCAGTACCGCACATCAGGACGTACATAAGCTCATCAAAGCTGCGTGGTGAGTCAATGGCTAGGTAGCTACAGTTGAACCCTGCTACGTTGTCCTTGTCCAGAGCTTCACCGGCAGTCATAAGGCAGCGCATTGAGGGCATGACCTTCAGGCTGTGGATACCTTCGTATAGACGTTCCGCTGTTTTATTATCCAACTGACCGCGATTCTTCCAGAAGTCTACGTAACGCTGTACTGTCTCTTCCCAAGTCTCCCGGCGACCTTCCTCAGACATCCAACGTGCGTAGCGTGACTTGTGTATGAACTGTTGATATTTATCCATTCTTCTTTTTCTCCTTATCTTGTTTGTCTTTATTTTTCTTACCGAAGATAGCATCGTAATTGCTTTCGTATTTCTTCTTGTCGGTAGGGCGTACTGCTGAACCCTTACCGCCGTGTGTCTGCCCTTGTGCCATCACCGATACCCCTCGTTTTCCAACACTACTTCATTTAACAACTTAGCCAAGTACCACTGAGCCTTCTGTAAATCCTCTACCTGTTTGCCTTTGTAGTCATAGCGCCACAGGTACTTCATGCAATTGCCCTTGAGGTAGCCTCTGAACTGTTCGTTAGACATCGACTCAGCGATAGCCTCAATACATTCAATGTTGCCTGTGTTGTAATGTTCAGGATTGTTTACATTGTCTATTTTATGTAACACTTTATCTTCCTCCTGTTCTTCGGTTACC